GCATATGACGGAACGGATCTGATTGCAGAGGGAACTGCACCACAAATTATTAATAAATTAGGTATAACGAAAAGCAGGTTCTATTACTGGAATAGAAAGGCTGTCTCCGGCAATGATGAGGGGTTTAATGTGATTGAGATAGATAAACCACCTGAATACGCAGTTTATAAAGGTGAAGAGTTTTTATTCATCGACACCAGAGAGAATATCATAGAAAAGCTAGGAATTAATCAAAGAACATTCACTTTTTACATGTCTCCGGCAAATGCTAAGAGGGACGGCGGAGATAAGTTGATAATATTCGATTTAGACAAGGAGGTTGATTGATGTGAAGAAAGTTTATGTCAAAGAAACCACCAAGATAAACCATGATGGAGACAGGATACAGGTTGTTAAAACGTATCACAGCAAAGTAAGGGATTATGATTATGTGATTTTTAGATAGGAGGATGAAGGAATGAAAGTAAAAAAGATGCATCCAGATGCAGTAATACCTAAATACGCACAACAAGGCGATAGTGGTTTTGATTTAGTTGCTGTGGAAGATGTGATTATCGAACCAGGAGAAACGAAATTAATCAAGACAGGGTTAGCTTTCGATATTCCAGAAGGTTTCGAAATACAGGTTAGACCACGATCTGGAATTACTTTAAAAACTAAATTGAGAGTGCAGCTAGGTACTGTAGATGCTGGATATAAAGGTGAAGTTGGAGTGATAGTGGATAATATATAGGAAGACACCGGCATCGTTGTAAAGGAACAAGGTGATATGTGCCGTGTAGATACAATCAAGGGTGATACAGATGAAGTGCTGGGCGATTACAATGTCTCAAGTTATATCATACGCAAAGGCGACCGCATAGCACAGGGAATACTTGCACCAGTAGGCAGAACGGAATTTGAAGAGGTGGATAAGCTATCTGAATCAGCTCGTGGCGTGAATGGAAAAGGTTCGACTGGCGTCAAGTATACAGGAGAGTGATTACATGAGTGACATTGAAGTACAGCGACGCAAAGAGCACCTTATCAAAGGACTTCGGCGCATCGGAATCTTTCATACTAGCGATGGTAGAAAGCTAGAAGAATGCAACCTTTACACGCTGGAATGGACAAATATATCTGTAAGGTTTGAAATGGCTAACAGTATTTAAAACAGGGGGAATAACAATGACGAAAAATAATTTAACATCTATTGACGGCAAAGGGAAGAAGAAAACAGACATTCAAGAAGCATTGGCGCAAATACTCGAAAATATAGAAGAAATTATGGAACTGGATATTATTAAATCCAAAATCAGAAGGAATTATTACGATCATTTAATCAAACAAGGGTTTACCGAAGAGCAGGCGTTAGAAATAGTGAAATCTGATTCAACCATTTGATGAGGATGGAATCATGAGAGCCATTAGCAGAGTAAGGCATGCTGATAAATACAAATGTCTGATGTTGTGTATCGACAAAGAGAAATCCGGATTCGAGTGCAAGAAGCCAATCGAAGAAATAACGGCATATGAGAAGATTTTTAACAAGAAGGGTCAATACATCAAGACGATTGAAGAAACGTACTATGAGGCTGTTTATGTAAAAGACACGATTAAATAACAGAGGTGATTCAGTGACAACAACAATTAAGCCTGATAAGCTCACATTTAAAAAAATTGAATCGGAATGGTATAAATATCATCACACTTTGAAAGAAGTGGCCGAATTGCGCGAAAAAATAATGAATCCATTCGACGAGGAAGTGAACGATCCAACTGTGGTGGCTGGAGCTAATTCGGTCAGAAATGTTGGAGACCCAACCGGGAGAATGGCTGTACGTTTAACAACAAGCAAACAGTTAACTTATCTTAATACCATGGTGGATGCTATAGAGCGTGTGTATAACGCTCTGCCGGATGACTATAAAAAATTAGTGAGGATTAGGTATTGGAGCAGAAGTAACAAGGATTGGAATGGAATAGCTGACGAATTGCATGTCAATCGTTCCACTGCAATTAGGTGGAGAAACGAAATCATACAAGCAACTATAGATTTATTGGGGTGGAGATAATATGAAACTATCATGCGACTTTTGAGCTTACTTTCGGTGTTATTATGCTAGTATAGGGATTTTACCTAAATACAACATCCTATGTATGTGTTTAAATCAATTTATTTCTTGTAGTGAGATACAGAGCCTTGGATAAGTTCTGTGTCGCCTATATCTTAATCAGCGCAGTTCTCTTATGAGGGCTGCGCTGATTTTTACATAGAACAAACTTAATTACAAATGGAGGCGGTGAATATGTGATATGCAAAACGAACCCCATGCAAACAATTTGTGTGGAGCAAAAACAAGAAGTGGTGAACCATGTAAAAATAAAGCAATGGCAAATGGCCGTTGTCGGATGCATGGCGGAAAATCAACTGGCGCTCCACCAGCTAAATTAAAAAAGAATACGAACTCCAAAAAGCATGGTCTCTTTGCTAAATATTTACCGCAAGAAACAATGGAAATAATGAATGACATAGAAACCATGAAACCCGCAGATATATTGTGGATGAACATTAAAATGCAATTTGCTTCAATTGTTCGTGCACAGCAAATTATGTATGTTGAGGATAAAAATGATCGAACAGAAACACTCAAAAAGCTAAAAGTGGAAAATGTCCCAACCAGAGAAGGATCTACCCAAATTCCAATTGAAAAAGAATATGAAATAGAACAAGCGTGGAATAAACAAGCCACCTTTATGCAGTCTCTTAGTCGTTCGATGGCGGAGTTGAGGAACATGCTTAAACAATTCTCTGAAATGGCACATGAAAGTGATATGCGCCTTCTTGAAATCAAGAAAATGAAGGCAATGATTGATAAGACTGATATCGAAATCGAAAAGATTGAAAAAGATTTACACACGGATAATTCCACGGAAGATAAGCTTAAAACGTATTTCGAAGCATTGGGCGGTGCTTTCCGTGAATCTTGATGCTATTTATACTAAGAAACAGCAAGACATCTATAAACGGTGCGTAAATGATGATTGGTTCATGTTAATCAATCACGGGGCAAAACGTACCGGTAAAACCGTATTGAACAACGATCTATTTTTGCAAGAATTAATCCGAGTAAAGCAAATAGCATCGTCACAAGGCATTGAAAAACCGATGTACATTGTTTCTGGTGCTACATTAGGCACAATACAGAATAACATTTTAACTGAGATAACGAACAAATATGGAATTCAGTTTGTGTTTGATAAGCATAACAACTTTACTTTATTTGGTGTTTATTGCGTGCAAGCCGGGCATTCAACTATTGCTCATCTAGATAAAATCAGAGGTATGACATCATTTGGCGCTTACGTCAATGAAGGTTCACTTGCCAATGAAGAAGTGTTTGACGAGATTAAATCGCGTTGTTCTGGTGAAGGTGCAAGGATATTAGTCGATACCAATCCGGATAACCCGGAACATTGGCTGTTGAAGGATTATATACAAAGCGATGCTCCTGGTATTATCAGTTATTCTTTCCAATTGGATGATAATACATTCTTATCTGAAAGATATCGTAAGAACATCGTAGAAACAACACCATCTGGCATGTTTACTGATAGGAACATCTATGGTAAATGGGTATCTGGTGATGGAGTTGTGTATTCAGACTTCAACCGAGAAAAACATACAGTCAATAAAGCAGACCTAGCCAAAATTAAAATGGTTAGGTATTTTTGTGGTGTTGACTGGGGCTATGAGCATTATGGATCCATTGTTGTTATTGGTGTTGATGCAGAAGGGAATTATTATGTAGTTGAAGAGCATGCACATCAACATTACGATGTAGAACACGACTGGGTCCCAATTGCTAAAGAGATTAAATCAAGATACGGCAATATTCCTTTCTATTGTGATAGCGCAAGACCCGAGTATGTATATAAGTTCAGTAAAAATAAAATAAACGCCATAAACGCAAATAAAAACGTAATGTTAGGCATTGAAACTGTAGCAACTCTTATTAAAGTGGATAATTTTTATATAAATTATGATGATTGCCCGCGATTTAGAGAAGAAATATACAAATACGTCTGGCACAAAACGAAAGACGAGCCAATCAAAGAGTTTGATGATGTTCTAGACTCGATTCGATACGGAATATTAGCTGATGTAACAGAAAGCAAGAAGACACCAACTAAACAAACTTACAAAGCATTACAATCACTTGGATTGTAGAAAGGAGGACATATGGCACAAGTAAACAACTTTGAAAAAGGCTACAGAGCAAACAATACTAAAATGCGATTCAGTCCAGAAGCTAATATTCAGTACACTGTAGAATCAGAAAAAGACCTAATGGATGACCTGGATCAATTAACAGAGATGTTAAAACATCACGAAGAACATCAGCGACCTAGATTAGACATATTGGACGATTACTATGCAGGAGAAAACACTGCTATTTCTACACCGAACAGACGAAAAGAAAAAGATAAAGCCGACCATCGAGCAAGACATAACTTTGCTGGATATGTTTCAGACTTTATGCAAGGTTTCTTTGTAGGTGTCCCCATTGCTGTTGAACATACTGAAAAAGCTGCACAAGGAAAGATAGATGAGATCAACGAAACACTGGAAGCTGATGCACTGAACGCTGATATCGTGCTGGATTTATCTATTTATGGACGAGCATATGAGTTACTGCATCGTAACCAGGAGGATGAAGTTAAGTCTTATTTATCATCTCCACTTGAAACATTCTTAATCTATGATAATACCGTTGAAAAGAATATCATCGCAGGTGTTAGGTATTTTCTTGTTGGATTGGGTGACGACCAGCGAATAAAAGTTCAATTGTATACTGATAATAAAATAATCACTTATTTCACTTCTAACCTAGGCGATTACACGCTTAAATTTGACAGTGAAACAGATCATAGTTTCGGAGAAGTACCTATCAATGAGTACGCGAATAATCGTTTTAGAAAAGGCGACTTTGAAAAGGTATTGGATCTAATAGATTTATATGATGCAGGTCAATCAGATACAGGTAACTACATGACTGATTTAAACGATGCTTTGCTTGCCATCATTGGTAATGTTGAATTGGGAATTGAAGAAGCGAAAGGCATGAAGGATGCTAATATATTGCTTGCTAAACCTGGTCAAAATGCAGATGGCAGAGAAAGTAATATTAGTGCAGATTATATTTACAAAAAATACGATGTCAACGGAACAGAAGCTTATAAAGACCGACTGCAAACAGATATTCACAAATTTACATTTACGCCAGATTTGAACGACGAAAACTTTGCCGGCCAACAGACAGGCGAAGCAGCTAAATATAAGTTGTTTGGATTAGAGCAGATTCGTATTAATAAAGAACGAATGATGAAGCGCGCTTTAAATAGACGATATAAACTAATCAATAACATCATGCAAGTGGCAAGCGAAGCATCTGCGGGGGAATTTGACGGCTTGCTGTATCAGTTTACGCCGAACTTGCCTAAAAATATCAAAGAGCAAGTGGATATCTTTAATAGTCTAGGTGGGAAATTATCCAATGAAACTATGTTAGGGTTGCTTCCTTACGAGATTGATGTGGAAGCCGAGAAAGAACTTATTGCAGCTGAAAGGAAACAAAATCACCAAACATCGTCATATATGGATGTGGATAGCTGATGTCATACTGGCAAGATCGGGAACGCGAAAACATCAAACGTGAGCAAATGAAAGATGAAGAAGTAGTCAAAGAGTTACGCCGTATTATCAACGTTGCTTTAAAAGCTGCTGAAAAGGATATCGAAGAGTTTTGGGAGCGATACGCTAAACGCAACAAGTTAACAAAAGCAGAAGCTAAACAGCGCGTGTCTGAAATGGATGTGGAGGCATTCCAAGAAATGGCTGCACGATATGTTCGGGAAAAGAATTTCAGCGATAAGGCTAATAAAGAGCTATCTACCTACAACACCGCCATGTATATAAGCAGACAAGAGCTACTTATGATGTACT